TTCGGTACGTCTATGGTGTCGTCTGGGGCGTGGAATGTCATGCCCTGCGCCGGGACGTTCAGTAAGTTTTATGTCAAGCAGGACACGGCTGACGCTTTAGGCCAATCCCGTACCTACCAGCTATTTAAGAGCGTGGCCGGGACACCGACTGCCCAGGCAATCACTACAACCCTAGCGACCGGCGTGGCTAATAACAGCGACCTGACTAATACCGTGACGTTCGCTGCCGGCGACCAGTTCGCCGTCGGCACGTCTGCTTCCGGCACGACGACCTCAACCGGTAAGATTAGGTGGGCGCTGGGGGCTATCTGCGGGCCGAACCAATCAATGGTACTGGCTAACACCGCTGCTGCGATGGGTACGACCTTCCCAGTCTATATCCCGGTACAGGGCAGCGACTTTGATGCTACGGCTGGTACTAATGTGGAATCGGTCGTTCCGACAGGGGGTACGTTCGTCAACGCCTATGTTTCGCTGAACTCCGCCCTTAACGCTTCTACGGGGCTTAACTTCACCCTTTATAAGAACGGTGTTGCCACCTCGCTCGTAGTGACGGTCAACGCTTCCGCCACCGGTAATGACACCAATGCCGGACATGCCGTAGCGGTGGTGGCTGGTGACAGGGTCTACTGGAAGGTGGAAGTCCAGCAAGGCGCACCGGCCACCAAGATTGCTGCTGTATCTGCTGAGTTTGACCCGACAGTTAACGGCGAGAGTATCCATACCTACGGCAGTCTAGCCAACCAGATAAATACGGCTGCCCGCTTTGACACCTTGGCTACCAGTGGCGCTGCCTATACTGCCACGGAAGGTACAGTATCAGCGCTTACCCTAGCTGCGACTTGGAAAAAGCTGTATGTCCATGAAGAAAGTGTGTTATCAGCTGGGACGTTCCAATACCAACCGGCTTATAACACTGCTACCGGTACTTTGACAGTTACTATGTCCTCAGCCAGCCAAGACGGTAACGATAGCACCCATAGCGACACGACCGCTAACGGCGATACCATCAGCATGAAAATAACCCCGGCCACCAGTCCGACTACTGTGAATGTGGCTTGGGGTATCGTCAGTTGTCTACCCCTAATCCAGACGGTTTCGCATACCTTGCCGACACTAGGGGCAGGGATATAATATGCTAAACTTACACCATATACGCCTTAAAAACTTTAATGGCAAAAAAAACTACATTTACTAAAGCAGAGGTCTGGGAGGAGCGAGCTAAGTTGGCGGTCGGCCAGCAGGCCAAGCTGTTCAAGCGTTTTTCCAACTGGTACGACTCCCTCTACACCGTCATGGGGACGATTCCGGCTCCTTGGCGTTCCAAGGTGTATGTTCCTGTCCTAGCCCGCCAGACCTGGGCGTTGGTTTCCAAGTTCCTGGCGATTAAGCCTGGCTTCCAAGTGCGGGTCTCCAATCCCGAAGAAGGTTTGGACGACATAGACGAGAAAGCCATGAAAGCCCAGAGGAAGTTGGAATATGATTTTGAGAATCCTTACCTTGATAATTCTATGCGTGATAAATTGTTTGCTCCTTTACTGGATGCTGTTGTCACTGGAACAGGACTTGTAAAGGTCAAGTGGTGCGTGGACGAGGACAAGCGTTACGAGCGGGAGATAGATGCCGAGGGCAACGCCGACCTGTCTAAAGAGAAGAAAACCACCAAGAAGATTTCCTATAACGACGTAGAGCCGGTCAACATCTTCAACGTCCTAGTCAGCCCGGCCGCCACCGACCTCTATAACGCCCCATGGATAATCATCAAGGAGTATAAGACCATGAAGGAGCTGAAAGACGCTGGCATTTATAACAACCTTGACCAACTGAGCGGTAATGACGCCTATGACGACGACTTCACGGCCTATAACTTCTCCCGTAACCGCCTGACTTCCACCCAGAACCGCAAGGACGACACCATAGATAGGGTCAAGGTCTACGAATGTTATGAGGGCGACACTATCCAGACCTTCGCTGAGAGCCAGTCCACCGACAGCGGCCCCAGCGGCTGGGTGCCTCTCCTAGAGCGTAAGAACCCCTACTGGTTCGGCAAGTACCCCCTCGTTAAGTTTCATGTTAAGAAGCGCCCCTTTGATTTCTGGGGCGAGGGTATCTACGAGACCACCTACCGCCTCCAGAGTGCCTATAACGATGTCTATAACCACTTCCTAGACCAGTGGAACTTAGCTGAGAACTCCATGTTGATGGTTAAAGAGAACAGTAACGTCAATGACTATATAGTTGAACCCGGCGGCACCATTACTTTTAGGGGCGAGACACCTCCTACCCAGTTCAAACACGCCATGCCTGACCCTCGTGCCATGGAGACCATCTTAAACCACCTTGATTCGGCCGTAGAGGGGGTCACCATCTCGCAGTACGCCGCCGGGCTACCTAACGACCAGACTGACAAGACCAAGGGTACGGCTACCGGCATCGTCAAATTACAGGAAGCGGCTGGCGATGTCGTCACCTTCATGCGCCAGAACTTCTCCCAATCCATCGTGCAGATAGGCCGGATGTGGCTGTCCAACAATCAGCAGTTCATGGACCAGCCGGTGGACATCTCCGTTACCGTCAAGGGACGCAAAGTGCCAATGAGAGTCTCGCCAAAAGATATGCAAGGCGATATGGAGCTGACGATTGACGAAGCCTCCATGGACCCAGCCTCGCAGGATGAGAAAATGCAGCGGGAAACCTTATTCCTACAGGAACTCCAGCAGTTACACCAAGCCTCGGTAGAGCAGTCCCAAGCCACTAGGTTTGCCACTTCCCCTCTCTACCTGGACTTCGCTAACATCTTCCAAGACTATGCCCTGTTGATGGGACGTAGCCAAGCTGACAAATATATCTTGCCCGAACAGGACGTCCAGCAGGCCATCCAAGCCTCCCAGACACCGTTTATCATGCCTAACGAGAAGTGGCAGATTGACCTCAACCAGCTATACGGTAGTGAGGCTGCCCAGCTACTCCAGCGTAGTGGTATCCAACCTGCCCCAGAACGAGCCTCTGAACAACCAGTCCAAGGTGATGTCTTTGCTGCTAAACAGACCGGCCCTGGTGGCGCACCGCCCAGCGAAGGCCCTGGCAGCATTCCCCCCGGAACACCCGACCCGACCCAAGTAACGCCTGACCACGTTCTGAAGGCCGTAGACTCCCACCAAGCCAGCCAGCTTAAAGAAGCCCAATCCGCCCATAAGATGACTCTGGCTGAGGCCAAGCAAGCCCACGACCAGCAAATCAAGGAAGCCCAACTACAGTTACAAGCCCATCAGCAGCAGTTTGACCAGATGAAGGCCGCTGCCGAGTTCCAGCACCAGGCCAGCCAGCCCCAGAATCCCGTCCAGAAAGCCGTCAGCCGAGTAACCGGAAGAAAGAAGAAAAAGAATGGATGAAATTAAAGAAGCTAAAATCCGTTATGCCCATCAGATAGAGGACGGCCGTAAGATTGAGGTCTTTACCAATATACCCGAGTACCAGTGGTACGTTGAGAACGTCGTCAAGCCCACCATTGAGGAATATACCGAGCGTATCCTGAGCGGTAAGATTGCCAGTGATAAGGAAGACTGGGTGTTGCGAGGCATGATTCAGGGCATGAAACTGATGATTGAGACTCCTGAGAACTTCAAACATACCGGCCAACAGGCTAAGAAACAAGCCAAGAAGCTTGCCAAATACCAGAAAGCGATGGACGATGAGCGTGAAATCTGACGAGGAGAAACTCAAAGAGCCGTTAGACAGCCGCCACGAAGTCGTGGAGCGCATCCATAAGAAAGACCTCAAGCCGATGTACGACACCAACCATGACCATGTTTACCAGAGAGACCCAGATGACGAGACCAACGATTACTATGCCGAGGTCTGTGTTATACGAAACTGTAACTTAGGGAGATTGATAGCGAAAGATTGACAACAGTGATATAAGCCGATTAATATACAAGGAGATAAGCAGTGGAACCAACCACAACACCAACAACAGATACGCCCACGGAAGAAGCAACAGCCGTTGCACCACCCGAAAATACGCCCCCTACCGAGGCACCGGCCGAAGTAGAAACCCAAACAGCTGCTCCAGACGAGCAGGCATCCGAGGCAACCGAGCAGACCGCTCAACCGCCTACAAGCACGGATGCGCCTACGGAAGATGGTGATGATGACGAGGAAGAAGCACTAACATACCAGGCTCCTACACCAGTCCCGCCCATTGACTTCTCCCAGCTGCCAGCTGACGAGAACGGCCTGATTGACCCGAACCAACTGGCAGGTGCGATTAACCAACGTATCGCCCAAGCCGAACAGAACGCCGTAGCTCAGGCCCAGCGCATGTACGCTGAAAACGAGCAAGAGAAACGCCTGTGGGATAAAGCCTACAGCAAGTATCCGGACCTTAAAAACGACAAAGAGCTACACAATCTCGTCCACCAGGCACGGATTGGCGAAGCGACCGACCTGTTGAGCCGTTCCAACGACCCTAACAGCGTCAAGTTGCCCACTCCAGCTCAGGTAGCAGATAAACTCTTTAAGCGAATAGGCAGCGCTAAGTCAGCAGGCATGCAGCAGGCCACCACCAACACCGTCGTCCAAAAGTCGGCTCAGTTGGAAACAGCCGGACGCACCTCCAATGACGCAGCAGACTCCTTGACGCAGGCCCGCAGTAACCTTAAAAACCCTAATGCGCAAGTCCGTACCGAAGCCGCTAACAAATTGTTAAGGAACTTTTTGGGCTGGGAATAGGACATTGCAGAAAGAAGAATAAACAATGGCACTTGCTATTACAGTAAACGACCCGGCGGTTCGGGAAGATTTGCTTGACCTTATCGTCAACATTGACCCCGAAGAAGACCAACTCTATGTCGGCCTTCAGAAACACAAAGCCAGCCAACCTTACCACCAATGGTTGACTGACACCCTAGCTACCGTGACTGGCGCAGGCCAGAACGAAGGGTTTGACCCGGCTTTCGCCGCTAGGACCAACCCTGTCCGTAAAGCGAACTACACGCAGATTATCTCTGCCGAGTTCCAGATTACCGACAGTGAACGCAACAGTAACACAGCTGGTTTCAAAGACCGCTACACCTACGAAATGCAGAAGGCGCTGCTTGAATGGCGTCGTAACGCTGAGTTCTCCATCGTCAGAAACTCTCTGGCTTCCGGTAACACCTCAGCTTCCGCAGCCCGCCAGATGGCTGGTGTACGGGCGCAGATAACCACCCTGACCACCAACCAGGCTTCCGTATCGCTCAGCGAGTCAATCCTGAACGACTACTTCCAGAACGCCTGGACAAACGGCGGTATCGTGGATAACGTCTACGTCGGTGCTAGGTTGAAGCGGCGCATCAGCGGTTTCACCAACACCAACACCCGTTTCGTAGACGCCACGACCAGCTCAGTCAACAACGTCATAAATGTATATGACTCAGACTTCGGCCGTGTCAACATCCACAAACACCGTTGGGTACAGAACTCTGACGACACTAACCTGAACGTCATTGGTCTACAACAGGACAAGTGGGCAGTTGCTCACCTGGATGAGCCTCACTACCAAGAAATCCCAAGGACTGGTTACTCCAGCAAGGGAATGATTGTTGGTGAGTTGACCCTTGAAGCCTTGAACGAGAAGTCAAGCTTCCAAGCGTTCAACCTCCAGTAACAAACAAATGCAGGGTGGTGGTAATTTGGCTGCCACCCTTGGAGAAAATATGAAACCAGACGACGTCACCATAATCCAAGTCGTACCATCGGGTAGTTCCACGGTCGGTTTGGGTGATGACGGCAAGCTGTACCGTTATGATTATCCTTCTAACAGTTGGGTGAACCCATGAAGCAAGTTGACGCCGTATCCGAAGCCTACAAGACCTTTAACAAGGTGATTGATGAGATATTGAAACACCCGCCTGGGCCGAAACGCTGGCGAGCTGCCCACGACCTGTTATACCTGAACCTGTCGGAGCGTAATCGCCGGGAATACCGGGCAGTCATCAAGGAGAACGCCATGCTTAGAGAACAGGTAGACAAGCACGGCCGGGCTATAGGTGTCACTAAGTCAGAAAGAGCTGATAAGACTTTCAGAAACGCCCTAGCCTTCCCGCACGGCGCTTACTACGCCATTATGAAATCCGACCCAAGAGCCTTCAGCGACAAGAATAATGCCGCCAAGATGTTCAAAGCCTTCCCAGAATATAATACCCGGAGCGTGGCGTAATGTCTGTCACTCAAACCTCAGTTATGCAGGATTTATCGTATCTCTTAGGGGAAACCAGTGTACCTAGTTCTGGCACGGAAGACCGCCAAGCCTTTATCCAAAGGGCCTTAGAGCGTGTTTACAGGGCCTATGACTGGCCTTTCAGCAAATCTACGGCAACTATAGCTCTGGTGGGCGGAATCGCCTCCTTGCCTACCACAGTGCATCAGGACAGCATCTTAGACGTCCGTATCAAAGGTACGGGGGCTGGGGCTGACAACGTCTTTGTCCAGATACCCTATAAGGACCAGGATAAGTTCAGCGCTGGGTCGTTCCGTTACTGGCTGACGGGATATGAAGGCACTTATAAGCTCAATACCAACGAAACTACCTCCTCTACGCTGACCCTTTTCTACGAGAATGTAACACCAGTTATCAATGCTTCCATCGCTACGCCCTTCCCCTCCAGTATGGCTCTCGCTAGAGGGGCGCTGACCTATGTGCGCCAAGCTGAAGACCCCCAAGCCGACATCGCCCAAGAAGAATACCTGTTCCAAATGGAATTAGAGGAAGTCATCGCCCAGTATAACCGCAGCAAACCAGCTGTGAGAGGCCGTACCCTGCACGAGCTGAACTACACCAATATCGGTGACATAGATGATACTGGGGTAAACTGGTCGGGAGCCTAACCATGGCACAGACGATTCCCCAAAAGCGTGGCGGCCGGACTGCCTACGCCGAGCTGGTTGTCCTAAATCCATCAAAAGGTCTGAACAATCTCATCTCAGATAACTTGGTTGATGACAAGGAATCCACTTCACTAGAGAATATCATGTTCGTGGAGAGCGGGGCGGCTGCCAAGTCCTATGGCTTTACCAATGTTGGGACGGGTCTGAGTAACAACCCCAGAGGTCTGGCCTACTTCTCCGACACCATTGCTTCTAATAAACTACTTTACACGGTAGATGGCACGGCTCTGAAGTTCCTTAGCGGTACTACTTGGACTAGCGTATCAGGTGCCAGTTTCAGCTCCTCGGCTCAGATAAACTTCAACCAAGCCAACGGTGCCATGTATGTTTTTGACGGTACCAGTGCCATCGCTAAGATTGCCTCCGGTGGGACGCTGACTAGAAACGGCCACGCCCCCAAAGCCAAGTTCGGTATATTCTACCAAGGGCGGCACTTCGTAGCTGGGGTGGACGGGCAGCCTAACCGCCTGTATATCTCTAAGACCACAGATGCCAGCGAGTTCACTGTAACCACCGGTGGTACACAACCCCAGCCGGATAACAGTAACGACGCCGATTCCGGCGGTCCGAACGTACCTGGTGCGACTGCTTTCAGCTCTGACGCTACCGGCAATGCCAACGCCAACGTAGTGGATATCAACAAGTTTGACGGCGATAAGATTACCGGACTGGCTAAGTTCCAAGACGTCCTGATTGTCTTCAAGGAACGCTCCATCTACCAACTGACTCTTAACGCTTCAACCGGGGCGACTGTCTCGCCCGTTTCCAAGTCCTACGGCTGCGTGTCACACCGCTCCATAGACAACGTGGAGAACGACTGCTTCTTCCTGACCCGTAACGGTATCTTCGTCCTCGGCAACGAGCCTAACTACTTCAATGTCATCCGTACTAACGAACTGTCAGCCCGAATCCACCCTGAGATAGAGGTCATCAACCCGACTAACTACACCAACGCTACTGCCCTGTTCAACCAGTATGTCTATTACTTGGGCATTCCTTCCGGCGGTGTTACGGCTAACAACGTCACGCTAACCTATGACCGCCGCTTCCAAGCCTTCTCTAAACTGACCCATATCCAGCCGGAGTGTTTCACCGTCTACACCGACTCTACCAACACCGACACCATCTATTTCACCTCGGCCAGTTCAGCCAATGTCTATAAATTCACTACTAACTATGACTCTAACGGGTCGGCCATCTCCGCCCAATGGACATCTAAGGCGTTTGACCTTGGCAACTTCAGCCTTTATAAGCGCTGGGTGACTTGTGACATCCTATTTAGACAACTGGTCGGTACTATTACTGTCACCTTCTATACCGACAACGGCAATATCCTCAAGACCACGACCGTTTCTTCTTCCACCACGGGTGGCCTAGCTACCAACATCCTCGGCGGTGGCGACCGGCTCGGTGGCACGGTCAGCACCTCTAGTACAGGCGTAACGACAGCTTCTACCAACATACCTTACAGGTTCCGAATAAACACCAAGTCCCGTTCCATCAAAGTCCAGGTCAGCAACGGCATCATCAACCAGACCTTTATTGTCCTTGGGGTTAAGTTCCGCTACCGAGCCTATTCCGCTTTCATCTTCCCATCTTCGCTGAAGGTGAACTGATACAGGTATTGACTTAATTTTAACAGTGTGCTATACTCCCAAGCGTGAAAAAGCTACTGAAAATCATCTTAGTAATCGTCTTGGTTTTCGTGGTTTTTGTGGGCGGGGCAGCAGTAGGATTGAGTAGCTATCCGCACCTGACTACGCCTAATGGCGTTGCCAAGCCACTCACTCAAGACCCTATCCTGTTAGCCGATGCCCAGCAACTGGGTATAGACACCTCTAACGTCAACCTAAGTTTCGCCGACCAGTTATCCGCCAGTGATGTATCACCTAGTGATGTCGTGGTCGGTAGTTTCACAGCGCCTAATAATATTAAGGTCAAGTCCGGGCAGGAAAAGTCACAAGAATTGAACACAGTAGCCTATGAGTTCATGCACTACTTCTGGAGCCAGTTACCGGTGACCAGCCAGTCGCAACTGACAACTACCCTAAATGATTTCTATAACCAAGATTCCGAGTTCCAGCGTATCACGGCCGGATATGTCGGCAGCGATGCTGTACTGGCAGATGAACGTAATTCCACTGCCTGCACCCTTGTTCCGCCCTATGTGCTGACCGATGACTTCAACGCCTACTGTAACCAGTTCATCCCCAACCGAGCTATTTTATTTGAATAGTTGTGGTATCATAAAACCAAAGATACGCTAACAGATAGGCCTAATATGAAAAAATGTCAGCTCTCAGTAACCTTTATCATTCGGCTGTCCATGTTGTCGCCCAGCCTATCGGTGGCGTAGCCAAAGCCGCAGGCGCCCTTACTGGTAATAAACAGCTAACCAATCTCGGCCATAACATCACCAACCCCAACGTCGCCTTATCTAATCCCGGCGGTATCCTAAGTTCCAGCAACCCAGCTTTTACCGGACCAGGTGCTTACGGCCATCCTGTACCTCACCTGACTGCTTCAGGCCACTCCCCCCAAACTAGCGCCCAATTAGCCTATGACCCCTATGGTAATGTAGCCGGTGGGGGCGGAGCTGGAGGGGCAGCCGGAGCCTATGGTAGTGCTGCCATGCAGAATGAGGTGCGTAGCCGTATCGCAGCTATCCAAGGGGCTTACCAGTCCTTATTAGGTAACTATGACCGTGTCGCCAATGACCAAGTCAACCAGTACAACCAGAACTATGACACCCAGATTAAGGGACTGAACCAAAGCTACGGCGACACCAATAACCAAACTTCCGGTGTCTATGGGGCTAATGGCGTGGGTGCCAGCTCATTCTTAGGTAACGCCCTAGACTCCAACAAGAACGTCTATAACACCAACCTTGACTCCATCAACCAAGACAGGACTAGCAAGTTGGCTTCTATCGGACAGTATGTGGGCGGCCAGAAAGCCCAAGCCAACGCCGCCATGCAGCAATACAACCAGTATTTGCCTAATGTCGGGCAATATAGTTCAGCTGACTTACAGAACCTAGATAACCAGCTGGGTAGCGCCCTGCCACAAATCCAAGCCCAATCCGCCGGACTAGGCACTAACCAAGATTACATCAACCAGCTGGCTCAGTATGCTCCTGCTGTCAACCAAGGTGCTTCACAGCTACAGAGCAAACTCCAGCAACTGCTTAAATCCAGTGTCCCCCAATCCGCCCAGAACACCATCGCCCAAGGTCTGATTAAATCCACACCGGGTGCTGACCCTGCATATTATCAAGACTATTATCAGAAGCTTCTGAGCGGCCAAGGAGCATAAACAATGTCCCTTTTGGGCAGGGTTTTCGCTCAGATTAACCCGTTTGACCACGGGGCTACTTACTCACACCCAGCCCAGCCACAAGCCAAGCCCCAGCCTCGTGTCAATGTCCAGCAGCTGACTAACGCCCTACAAGTCCACGCTGCCAATAATCCCGTCCTGCAAGCGCCTCACCCAATGCCTGCCCCACCACCCTTACCTGTCCATGTGGCTACCCCCCAAATCCTGCACATGGCCAACCAGACCTTCAACCAAAGCCCGACCGTCCGAACCCAAACCCCAGCCCGTAACGCTTTTTTAGAACAGCAACAGCACCCTAGCGTAGTCCAGCAAGTACAACAAAAACTGGGACAGAAACTACAGCTACCTATAGAAACCGCCCAGATATTGAGACAGGAACTACTGCCGACCCCCCATGAAATAGGCCAGACCTATCAAAGCTCCTTGCATGGTCAACATCCGGGACTAGCACCACTAGCAGCCGGTGTCCAAGCCTCAACCTACCTACCCCTTGTTGGTAAGGTGGCTGAGGGTATTGGAACGGGTGTTAAAGCCGTTGGTAAAGAACTGCCTAGCGTGGCCAAAGCAGTACAAGGGCTGAAACCATTAGACCAAGCAGGAAAACTCCGACTACCATTCGGACCGAAACAAAATCTTCACTATTCATCTGGTAATGGTATCACCACAATCTCTGGTAAGGCAAATGCGGTACGAGCGCAGCTAAAACAATTAAATGAAGTGGGCGGCATAAATAATCAGCCTACCCATACAGTTTTCTACAATGGTAAAGCTGTAGATATGGGTTATGCTGGTACTCCGAAAGAACAGTTTAAGTTTGGCGCACAAAGAATTGCAGACAATTTAGGAACTGGTGGGCATACTTCAGATACAGGATATGTGAAAACACCCGATGGTAAATATTTTGAGGTAAGTAGGTCTAATAGTAGTGCTAAACCAGTAAGTGCCGATTTCGCCCAAGCCAAAATAGCAGAACAATCCAAACCTAGAATAACCCCATTAAATGAAATAGGTGGTGTTGGTAGAGATGTAGAAGCCAACTCCCCTGCTGAGTATCCTAAAACCCCCCTAACACCTACGACATCTAAAATAAATGGTGTCAAGGCGGGGCAGGGAAGTGGTCCCAACCTAAATAAAGGTGCTTTCAGTAAAGCTGACCAAGCCAAGATGACTAAGGAATTGGCGGCTCAACCGACTCCAGCTAATGTCCAATCTGCCGACATTTTGAATACCACTCCTGGCCGAGTAGCCACTAACCTTAACAAAGGTCTTTCGCCAGAAGATAATGCTTTGGTTAATAAAGGGCTTATCCATTTACCTCCAACCACGCCGGACATTCCAAAACTTGCAGATTATCGTGAAGGCGGACTTTTACCTGTCAACCAACTTAATGGTGCGGTCAAAGCACTCGGCTCTAAACTAACCGTACTTAGGAAAATCAACACGGCCAGCAGCCATGCTTTAGCCGACCAGATTGTTAAGACTGAGGGCGACAAACAAGCCTTGCGAGCTGGCTATATGTACCACATGCCTACAATTCAGAAGATGGGCAATAAAGACTTTCAGCAAGCTTGGGACATTCAGGAGGGCAAATTAAAACCGTCCGAGGCTTCACCAGTTGCCCGACAAGGTGCTAAAGAATTAAAGACTGTTATGAAGCAGGCAATCCAGCATGGTCAAGAACAAGCCCTACCAGTCGGAGAGCGCAGGAACTATATGCCTCATAACTACCCACAAAGCTTCTGGAAAGAAAAAGGCTCGCAGTATGATTCCGCAATCCAGCATTTGATGAACACCAACCAACTCAATCATCAAGAAGCTATCCAGTTATTCCGTGATGAGGCCAAAGCTAATGCGAGGCGTCCTAACTGGTTTGGTAACTTTGAAAATGCTCGCATGACTAACTTACCAGGTTATTCCAAAGACAAAGCTACCCTTTATAACTACCTAGATAATGTCTCTAAGCGTGTGGCTGAATCCAGACATTTCGGAATAGATAACGGGATTGCCAATCGTCTTCTGACCAATATTCGTTTAGAAGGAGGCGATGTACAAGCCGCCCAAAAAGCCGCTGGTAACTATCTGCATAATGCTAAGTCTGACGGGACAGGGGCAAAAACTCTGGAAAAGGCTAGGGGAGTATTCGGATTCGCTAGACTGGGTAAGGCTTTCATTTCCCACGCCGGACAGACCTCTAACACAGCCGTAGATACTGGTGTAGCCCGAACTCTGCATGGTTGGGGGCAATTCCTACGCCACAACCCCGACCACGCTGATTTCGTAGCCAAAACTGGCGTTATCAATCCCCAAGAACTCCATGCCTATCAGAACCAATACACCTCTGTTAAGGGGTTGATGAGTAAAGGGACTGCACCATTACTGAACCAAGTTATGAAAGTCAATCGTTCAGTAACAGCCCTGACCTATCGTAATTATGCCCGTTTCTTAGCCAAGAAGGGCAATACTGCTGAACTACAGAAACTAGGTGTAACTGGTGATATAGGCAAAACCTTGACTCCAGAGCAGGAAGTACAGGCTGCCAGAGGTGGTGTTACCCGTACCATGTTCGGGGCTTCAAGAGCCAAGACCCCTATATCTGCTGAGACCCCAATCGGTAAGACTATCGGTCAGTACCGCACAGCCTATGGCTATCGCCAAACAGGCTTTGTGTATGACCGAGTGCTGAAAGAGGCCGCTAAAGGCAATCTGATGCCTCTGACGAGGTTTCTGGCTGTTTCCGCACCTGTAGCTGGTGGCACAATCGCCATTAAAAACCAAATCTCCGGCAATAAAGAGGGGATTGGCGGTATTGCTATGGACACAGCAGGGGCGTTAGGTGGGATACCAGGGGAAGTAGGCTTACAGTTAGCCAGATATGGTAAACGTGATTTGCCTAAAGCTCTAGCTGGTGTAGCAGCACCGATGGCTGGTGAAGCAGTTGATTTAGCCGAACGTACCCAGAAAGCTTTGAATGGTAAACCGCAGCAACTGGAGAAATATGGACTAGGGTTGGTACCATTTGCTGGAAGTAGGATTTCCAAAGCAGTATTTCCACCTAAGCAGACCAATGCTTCAAAGACTGCCCAAGCCAAGGCTACTGGGCAACTGCCTCCAGGCACTACACTGAGTGCTAAAGGTAATGTGTCTAAGATGACCCAACGTGAACTGAAAGCCACTAATCCAGATGAATTAGCTAGATTCCAGGGAATGACAGCTAAGGCCAGAAAGAATGTCCAACTCAACAACCCAGATAAGTTCATCAAAGACCAAAACCTTAAAATCCAACAGGAGTTACAGCAGGGTAAGAAGGTGGATGCCTTCAAAGATGCTAAGGGCGTCGCCCAAGCCCAAATATATAAGAACTTTGATAAGAACACTATCCAAGCTTATGGATTAAAAAGTACTGACTTCAAAGCTTACGTCAATCAAGCCTCCCCAGACGAAGTAAACCAATTAAGGGGTCTGGATAAGCAATTAGTGGATAAAGGGCTAGTCGCAAAATCTAAGTTCAAGGGAGGAGGAGGTGGTAGTAGCGGTGGCAGAACAGCTAAAGTAGCCAGCCTGAAGGTGAAGTTGCCGCCTAAACCTAAAGCCGTTAAAGCCGGTAAGATGCCTAAGGTCTCCCTCTCCACTAAAAAGGCCAAGTTCAAAGCACCGAAGTTAGGGGTTGCCAAAGGCCGTAGAATCAAGGTAAAGTATGGTTAAAGATACGCTAAACCAACATCTCTATGTCTAATCAAACCGCAACTTCTGCGCTCGGATGGCAAAATAAGTTCAGCACCACTCTATCCAGTAGTATCACATCTAGTGATACCACTATACCGCTAACTTCCGTACCTACCCCTAGTGAGGGCTTTCTAGTAATTGAGCCGGACAGTTCCACGGCCTGGGAGGTAATTTACTATACGAGTAAGACGGGTAGTGCAGTGGTCTGTACTTCAGCGTTAAACGGACGGGGTGTAGATGACAGTACCGCTCAATCCCACAGCTCTGGGGCGACAGTGCGAATGGACACCACGGCTGGTATGTTTGAGGTGTTACAGAATGGCACGGCTCTAGCGGCTGGGGCGGTCGGCACTCAGAACCTCTCCAACCCTTATAAGTTCAGTGTTTATAGAAATGCCGCAGCTAACTCTGGTAATGGGGCGTTCGCTCTAGTTACATTTGATACTAAAAACTTTGATACTGGGACGAATTATTCAACTTCTACAGGCCAGTTCACCGCCCCGATTGCCGGTTTCTACCAATTTAGCTGGTATTTACAGACCAGCCAAGGAAGCGGTAGCCACAACTGGCAAGCCAATTTGACTAAAAATGGTACGAGTACGACAGTGGCTTCGGGTAGTGCCGGTTGGTCGGCCAATGCAGGAAATATTACAGTAGGTTCAGCACTTCTTCAACTTGCTAGTAGTGACACTATTCAAGTCATGCTATATGGGGATACAACTCTAGGGATTAACGTAACTTCAAGTACGGCTAACTTCCAAGGCTTCCTAGTATCGGCAACCTGATATGTGGGAAGCTATCCAACACTTACAAGGCTTGATTGGGGCGAGGCGTGGCTAACGGGAAACAAGTCACCAACAACGACATCCTCAACCGTTTTGAGGCGGTGCGTTTGGAGGCCAAGCAGGACTTACAGATAGCGGTGGGGGGTTTCAACCAGAACCTCGGACGGCTGGAGAGCAAGTTTGATAACCTTGAGGCCGGACGGCTGACTAGACTTGAAGGCCGTTATAACGACCTCGCCCTGCAACTCCAGAAGGCGACAGATGACGGCAGTAAGGCTACCAGCAATCTAAACGCTAAAGCCGTAGTGGTCGGACTTATCCTGACTGCCTTTCTTTACGGCATCGCCAATGCTATCGTGCTAAGGAGCATCAAATGACATTTTTCAGCAGAATATCGGTTAGGAGTTTTATCTTAGGGGCGCTCATCGCTACCGTCTTTGCCGCCGCTCTGATTGCTCTCCAAGCCTCCACCGCCAGCCACCGCAACCATGAAGTCCTTATCCAGAACTGCCTAGTCGGCAATGACTTTAGGCGTAACGAACTGAAGCTGTGGAATCACATCTTAGGCATACCGCCCAACCACCCCCTATCTGCCCAAGAGCAGAAACAAGTAAGCGACTTCAAGGTCTTCCTAGCCAGCACATTCAAACTAAGAGACTGTAGTAACATTTAAGGAGGAATCATGGCACACATTGAAGCTATAGACGTTAGCCAGTATCAAGGAAATATTAACTGGGCGGCTGTAGACCGCCCCATAGCGATTATTAAAATGTCCGGCGGTGATGCTGGGCTTTACACCGATAGCAAAGCCAACCAGAACTACTACGGAGCTAAGGCCGCAGGTAAGTTAGTCGGTGGTTACCACTTTGCCGGTGGGGGTAATCCCCAGAACGAGGCTGACTTCTTTGTAGCTGCCATGTCTCCATTAGAGGAGAACGATGTCCTTGCTCTAGACTGGGAGATTGAACACCCAGACCCAGTAGGCTGGTGCAATGCTTTCGTAGACCGGGTTCACGACAGGACTGGCGTATGGCCTCTGTTCTACACTAACGGTGCTAGGTTAAACGCCCATGACTTCAGTTCTGTAAGGGCTAAGTGCGGTACTTGGGTGGCTTGGTACGGCATGAATCCAGAGGGCAACCTGCCTGTATCTGGTAACTACGTTATGCACCAATACAGCTCTACAGGGGCTGTTCCTGGAATAGCTGGGAATGTAGACCACGATGCTTGGTTTTCTAGCTTAGATGTATTTAAGAAGTACGGCTACCACGCTCCAGCTACGCCAGCGCCTCCTCCACCACCTCCAGCCCCAGTTCCACCACCCGAGCCTGTACCTGTGCCTCCTGCTCCAGACCCCAAACCACCAGTAGACCCAGACCCACCTCCAGCACCACCAGCCCCCACCCCTGAGCCGACCCCTATTCCACCTGTTCCGTCTAGTGACTGGAAGAAGATTGTTGGTGGTATAATAGCAGCTGTAGCAGCGGCCATCGCAGCAATAATAGCTTGGCTGCATAGCTAAATAAAAGGAGAAACAAATGATAAGAAAACTAATATTAGCAGTCGTAGTGGCTGTCGTGGTGACGCTAGGCTGTATTCTTTTAGGTGGTATCTTAGATAGCCTAAAGGTACAGATAGCAATAACAATCGGTGACTTTCTAAAGAACTACGGTGCGGTAATCGGTGTCCTAGCTGGACTCTGGTACTACTTCGCTGGTGGCTTTAATACAGGAGCATAAGATGAACGACAC